AGGTAATGGACCAACAGGAAAAATAAAACCTGTACCACTAGACATTCCAAAAAAGAAAGCAAATAAAAAAGAATTAACTGCAGAACAACAAACGAACTGACGAGATATAGTCTGACTTTGTAGTGACAACCCCAGAGCTACCCTCACGGCACTCTGGATTTTAGTAACCCCGAAGCCACCCAGTTCTACAACTGGCACTTAATGGAGGTCAAAATGACACAAGCTCAAGAAAAAACGGAGGAAATCCAACAACCAAAACCAAACCCTTATAACGCTAAAAAGACATGGGACAACAGCAACCCGAATGCCGATAGAGGCTTTCAAAGCGCTGATGATTCCCTAGCATATGCTACCCCTCGAAAGGTTGCAGTGATATCTAGCAGAGAACCAATACTTCAACAAGAAGGTGGTCAAGCTAAAGAAGCTGAACCTACAAAGGCTACTAACACTGATGATTATGTCGAAGAGCCAACCGAACAATTTAAGAAGGTTGATTTTAAAAAGCGCTATGATGATTTGAAAAGACATTATGATAGAAAATTAGGAGACTGGAGGCAAAAAGAACAGGCTTTTAAAGCTGATTTGAAAGCCAATCGTCAAACCTATGTAGCCCCTAAAACCCCAGAAGAACTGGCTACTTTTAGAGAGGACTATCCAGATGTCTACGATGTAGTAGATTCATTGGCTCATATGAGAGCACAGGAACAAATCTCTAGTTTAGAGGATAAAGTTTCTGCGTTATCAGAAAAAGAGTCAGCAAGTAATAGGCGAGCGGCTGAACACGAATTATTGAATGTTCATCCGGACTTCAGAACAATCAGAGACTCAGATGATTTTCATGATTGGGCTAGAGTCCAACCCGAAGTAATCCAAGACTGGATTTATAAAAATACGGGTGATGCCTCTCTTGCTTCTAGAGCTATAGATTTATACAAACAGGATGCTGGTTATACTTCTGAAACATCTAGAGTTGAGTCAACAGACCGTTCAGAATCAGACCCTAGGGGCAGTGCTGCAGACGCAGTAGGAGTCGGAGCGAGAGCTCAAGACCCATCAACGCCACAGGAAAAACTCTGGACAACCTCGGAAATTGCTAGTCTTTCTGTTGACCAGTATGAGAAGCTTCAGCCTGAAATAGATGAAGCTTTTAAAACAGGTAGGATAGTTAAAGACAGTAGATAGCAATTAATTAAGTAACTAAAGAGGTATTCACGCACTACTAAAATAGTGTTTGTTTATTTCTAAAAAAAAGGAGAGATATCATGGGATTTGAAACCGGTGGTAGTATCAACTTCGACCCAGCCGTATCGAGTAACACAAACTCGTTTTGGCTACCAGAAGTATTTTCCAAAAAGATACAAGTTGCTTTCCGCAAATCGGCAGTAGCCGAAGCTATCTGTAATACTGATTATATGGGAGAAATCTCACAATTCGGTGATACAGTTAACATTATAAAAGAACCAACAATCACAGTAGCTAGTTATACTCGCGGTACAGGAACTTTATCATCCACAGATTTAACGGATGAAGAGTTAATCCTGCAGATAGACCAAGCGAAATATTTCCAGTTCAAGGTTGATGACTTAGAAAAGCGTTTTTCACATGTAAACTGGCAAACAGTTGCATCTGATAATGCTGCATATCAATTGAAAGATGCATTCGACTCGGATGTTGTAACCGTTGCCGCTGGTGGCGCGTTATCTAACACCTATGGCGGTGTATCTGCACCAATTGATACTGGTTTCGCAACAGGCGAGATAGACCCACTAGACGTGTTAGCACGTTTGGCGCGTTTATTAGATGACGCAAATGTTCCAGAAGAGAACAGATGGGTTGTTGCAAAGCCTGAGTTCTATGAAGAACTAGCGAAAACATCATCTAAGTTGATGTCGGTTGATTATAATCAAGGCAACGGCGGTTTGCGAAATGGGCTAGTTGCATCGGGAGAGCTGAGAGGCTTTAAGATGTACAAGTCAAACAACGTACCAACACCTTCGGGTGGTGGTAGTCCTACACACAGTATTGTAGCTGGACACATGTCAGCTATTTCTTGTGCGCAGGCGCTATCGACAGTTGAGTCACTTAGGGACAATTTAACTTTTAAAGATGTTGTCCGTGGTTTGTTAGTTTGGGGTCGTAAAGTATTACGTCCTGAAGGACTAGCATTAGCTACAATTAAGATTGACTAATAAGTAAACCTTTAAGGAGTCCTCTAGGGGACTCCTTAACCTAATTCTAAAAGAGGGAAGATGGCACATAAAACATATTTAGCTTTAACTAATGATATTCTAGGAGAACTAAATGAGGTCCAACTTACCTCTTCTAACTTTTCTATTGCTACTGGAATTCAGAAATTTGTAAAAGATGCTATCAATAGAGCATATTTTGATATTGCTAATGAGAATCCAGAATTTCCTTGGCTATCTACAACAACATCAGGAGATGCACAAGAGTATGGTAATTCTTTTGTAGACACTGTTGCTGGAACTAGATGGTATTTTTTAAAAAAACATTCAAGCGGTCCTCATGGAACTGCAAAAGATTTTGGCAAGATAGACTGGGATAATTTCTATCTGACTACAGAAGGAGTGGGTTCTTGTTCTAGTGCTGGAGTATGTTCAAATGTTTCTTACTCTACAGCTGCAACTTGTGTAGCAGCTGATGCAACATGGACAGATTATGATACAGCATCTGTTTGTACAGGAGCAAGCGGAACTTGGACAGCTACACACACATCTCCATATAGCAGACAAAATTTAAATTTCATTCCTATTGAAACTTGGAAAAAATTTTACAGGGAGTCTGATGATAATGCTAAAGATACTGGAATTTATGGTCAGCCCTCAAGAGTGATAATGTCTCCAGACGGTAGAAAATTTGGCTTATCCCCATTACCGGATAAAGCATACAGAATTCATTTCTATGCATGGGAACAGATAGCAGAATTATCTGCTCAAGATGATGAAATTAAATATTCAGAACAATGGTCTTCAGTATTATTATCTAAAGCTAGATATTATATCTGGCACTTTAAAGAAAATGTAGAGCTTTCTTCGATGGCTCTAGAAGAATATAAAAAAGGAATAAGGTTGATGCGTGCTCATACAGGAAAACCGCAGCCTTCGACTATGACAGATGACAGAATAAGGTTCGTATAAGATGGCAATTGAACAAGGAGTAGCGATTTCAATAGGTGGAGGATTAGATAAAACATCCTCTTCTTATGAGTTATTTAAAACTCCGGGAGTTGCTACAAGATTAAGAAATTATGAAGCTTCTATGGAAGGTGGTTATAGAAGAATTAATGGGTTTAGACAATATGTAATAAGTCCAGTTGTTGATTTTACTGTTGTTAGTGGAGGTGCTGGATATAGTTCTGGTGCAACTGCAAATATTTTAGACCCAGATGGAAATGGTAGCGGTGCTACGGCAACTGTAACTGTTTCTAATGGAGCTGTTACTGGACTTTCATTAACTGCTGCAGGTTCTGGTTATCAAACAAATCCAATCGTTACAATTACTACCTCACCAAGTGCATCAACTGTTGCAGATATAACAGTTAATATAAATACTCCAACAGCTCCAACTGGCGAAGAGACACCCATTAATGGTATATACCCTTATAAAGAAGGATTCTGGGTATGTCAAAATGGAAATATTTATTGGGGTGAAAATGGTTATGAATGGACACAAGTAAATAAAGATTATGGTACAGCATCTGCAGGAGCTACTACAACACAGCAAACTACTGAAGAAGCTAATAATACTTGGACACAAACTTGGGCTACAGCTGCTCAGTTAGCGTCTAAACCAGCAGTAACTTTAAGTACAACAGCACGATACCAATTTTCTGAATATATTCCTGCTGGTGTTCCAGATGCCAGAATTACTGCAGTAAATGGTACTGATGCTGTAGTTTATTTGGAAACTAAATTAGTAAGCGGAACTAGAAATTTTAGATTTCATAGAGGATTATATGATACTTGGGGCTTATCTAAATCAACTCCGGTATATACTGATATACCTAAGCCACAATATACTACAGTACACTTAGACCACACTCTTTTAGGTGCTTGGTCAGAGAAACCAGAGACATTATATTATAGTACAAGATATGATGATGCAGATTTTACGGGTGCATCCGCTGGTTCTATAAATGTAGGCGATAAGATAACCGGATTAAGAACATTCCGTGGACAAATTATTGTATTTGCTGTAAATAGTTTAAGTCGATTGCTTAATATTACTTCATCTTCTACTATAGCGATGCAAGATATAACCAAGAATATTGGTTGTTTGGATGGTTTCTCTATTGCTGAGATTGGTGGTGACCTAGTATTCTTAGCACCAGATGGAATAAGAACACTAGCTGGTACAGTAAGAATTGGTGACGTTGAATTAGGTACAGTTAGTCGATCTATACAGCCTGTAATTAAAGACATTGCCGATAATATAGGAACTTATACTATAAGCACTATTGTTATTAGAGATAAATCTCAATATCGCTTATATTATGGGAGTTCTGCTACAGGAGGGTCTTCAAGAGGCATAATAGGCACACTTAAAACAAACGAACAAGGCTTTACCCAATTTCAATGGTCTGAAACTGTAGGTATAGATGGAAGTGCTGCAGCAGCTTCAGGCTTTAATTATAGTGGAGTTGAAAAGCATTATCATGGAGATTATGCTGGAGGAGTATTTAACCACGATACAGGAGATAATTTACTGGATACATCAGGTACTGCAACTAATATAGTAGCTGAGTATCAAACTCCTGATTTAGATTATGGAGATTTAGGAACATTAAAGACTTTAAAATACGTTAAAATATCAGCAACACCAGAAGGCACAGTAGCTACCAAATTAAGAATAAGATACAACTTTGATGATCCAGATACTCCACAGCCTTCTGATTACAGTTTATCCATTGATAAGCCTTCGATATTTGGTACAGCAGCTTTTGGAGCTACAGCAGTACATGTATTTGGAGCATCTTCTGATCCGATAACAAGACAAGTAGTAGAGGGAAGTGGACATAGCAATTATTTTAGAATATTTAGTGATGATCAAAACTCACCTTATACAGTTAATGGTTTATATATAGATTACGTACCTTCAGGGAGACAATAATTATGGCATACAGTTATACACGACAAAGTTCAATGAGTGATGGTGATACTATCACAGCAGCTTTATTTAATGACGAATACAATCAACTAGTCAATGCATTTGCATATCATTCAAGTACTGTAGGTTCTACAGGACACAGACACGATGGTACTGCAGGACATGGTGGTAATATCCACACTATAGGTGATTTAGACTTTTTAAATAAGATAGTTGCCGATAGTACAAATAACCGATGGGGAGTATTTGTAGAAGTATCTTCAGCAGCAGTAGAACAAATTAGAATTTCTGATGGTGTTATATCACCAGTAACAGATAACGATATAGATTTAGGTACAAGCTCTCTAGAATTTAAAGACCTTTTCATAGATGGTACTGCACATATTGATACACTTGACGTAGATGTAAATGGTACAGTAGCAGGAACTTTTGGAGTTACTGGAGCTACTACGCTATCAAGTACTCTAGCAGTCACAGGAGCTGTCACAGGTTCTAGTACAATTCAAGGAACAACAATAACAGCTACTACAGCTTTTGTTCCAGATGCTTCGGATGGAGCAGCATTAGGTACAAGTGCTTTAGAATTT